ATATGGTATGACCACCAGTATTTACTAACATAACTGTTCCAGATTGTCCCTCTGCAGGATTGCTAAATGTTAATGTTATATTACCAGATGGTGTGCATTTAAAAAAATTACTGACACTTAAATCAAAATCACCATCATTATCTGTTGTTTGTGTGCCTGTTCCTCTACCTGCAACTGTAACATCATTATTAATAGCCAATGAAACATTATCTTCAACAGTCATTACTGCAGTGCCATCATATTGTTGAAATATAATATCTTTTGCATCAGTAAGTGGTTTAATAATTACATCACTTGATGAATCAGCAATATTTAATTTATTACCAACTAATCCAAGACTTGCATTATCTTCTATCCTAATAACTTCTGTGCCATCATATTGTGATATAACTAAATCATCAGAATCTACTGCAGGTTTCATTATAACTTCACCTGCTGTTCCATCTAAATCAAAGGCAATTTGGTCAGTTCCACCATCTTGTAACTTAATATCACCAGTGGTTGAATTAAGATGTAATTCACCAGTAGAATCAATAGATATTGGTGTTGCCGATATAGTTAATCCTGTTGTGCCATCATGTGTAAATGTTACATCATTTCCTGCACCCATATTAATTATGGAACTATCAGATGTAAGACTTAAATCATCTTCAACACTTAAATCTGTAGTAGACAAATGATTAAATGCATCTACAACAGCACCACCAGAACCTGCACCATCAAGATAAACAACTTTTGTTTTACCATTTGGTATTGTTACAGTACTACCAGAACCTTGTTTTATAGTGATATCTTGAGAACCTGTACTTGCGTTTTCAATAATATGCACTCTTTTTATTGTATTTGGTGCAATAGTCAAAGTTCTAGTGGCTGTCAAAGTTGTTGAAGTAACTTTAATATACATGGCTCTAGCATTATCTGCTGAACCATCTGCGACAGTTTCTGTAACATTTGCATCAGATGCTATATTGATAGTGGCAAAACCTAATCCTTCACCAATTAATTCAAGATTAGTGTTTGTAGAAGTTCCCCAAGTACCAGATTCAGCACCTGTGGCTATTTCTTTGAGCCTTAAATTATTTACATAGGTTGCCATTAGTCAATCCTTATAATCGCATTTGTTCCTGCCGCTGGAAAAACTATCTTAAAAGTTCCTGATGAAACTGTAAAGTCACCACCAAAATCTAAAACTGCAATAGCTTTATCACTATTAGATGAATTATATATTAAAGCACCTCTAGCCGTAAATGATGCACTTGTAAAAGTTGGGTCATCTGCATCAAAAAAAGCTGTTGTTCCAGATGTTGAAACAGTTGTACTTGTAAGAGTGACACCACCTGCTGTATAACCAGTTCCAGATACTTCGTTACTGGTAGAATAAGCTGTAGTTCCTGCTCCTAAACTTGCACTGCTTGTAAACAATGCTAATTTTATTGTGTCAGTAGCCATCTGATGCCCTTCTTGAAGAATCTCAGATTTAAAACTGGTGCACATTGCTTGTGTGATAGCCATTATATGCCTCCTTCGTATTCACTTGCATAGTTTCGTTGCATTTCTTGTTGAAACAATGCTATTGCTTCATCAAATTGCTGTTTATACAAGTTTACAGTATCTGGAGCTTTAAGAAAAGTAGAAGTTTCATAAAGACACGCAGATAATAAAACTTGCTCTGCATTATCACCTATCCAACTATTAGCATTGGTGGTGGATAATCCTGTTTCTAAACCTATAAAATCAATCTCATATGCCAATGTTGCAGATGGCACAGGACTTACTAAGACTTGTATTCCAGAAGTAGTAGCTTTTTTTGTAGCATAAAATTCTGGTTGTCCTTGTGTTGTAACATTAGGTCTAAAATCTTTGATATAACTGTCTGTTCTGTGTTTTAAATAAACAACATTGCTTGATGATGTTGTTATTTGTATTTGTCTAATCATTCTAGCATTTGCAACATTTATCGTGGCAGTGCCAATAGAAAAATTACCAGTATTTGTTTGTCTATAACATGGCAAATTGGGTAATCTTGCAAAAATCATACTTTCTGCCTGTGTTATTATTTCTGGTATAGATGTATCTAATTCAGTAGAATCATCTTCTATAAAATTTTGTATATTAGTTTTTAATTGTGTAAAATTCATTTAATTACCCCATGTTCCATCACCCCAAGTGCCACTACCCCATTCTTGGTTTACAGTGACACTTTCAGTACCAATAGCACCTGTACCTGCTACACCACTTTCTACAACTTGTGAAGATGATACTTCATTACCTATTTCACCAGTACCTGCAACACCAGATGTGCCAGTTACATTAATTTGGACATTACCATTACCAGATACACCAAAACCTTCAACTGCACCAGTACCTGCAACTCCAGTTTCTGTTATATTTAATTCAAGTGCTTCAGTTCCTACAGCACCTGTACCTGCAAGTCCAGTTTCTGTTATAGATGCTTCTGGTGTTTCTGTGCCTATCGCACCTGTTCCTGCAACACCAGTTTCTGTAATTGTACAATCAACGACAATACTTTCAGTTCCTGTTTCACCTGTACCTGCAACACCTGTTACACCAACATTTGTGCCAGAAAATATTGTAAAGTTACCTAATGCACCAGTGCCTGCCACACCTGTTTCTGTAAGAATAATGTCAGTTTCAACACTTTCTGTACCTGTTGCTCCTGTTCCTGCTACACCTACTTCTGTAATAGTGGCTTCTTGAGCAATTGTTCCTATGTTTCCTGTTGCTTCAACACCTGTTTCATCTATTGATAATTCTGGTGTCTCAGTTCCAATAGCACCTGTGCCTGCAATTCCTACTTCATCTATAGATGATTCTAATGTTACAGATGCAGTGAATGAAACATTAATAGCACCACCCATGCCCGAATGTATTTGACAATAATAATATAAGTTGTCTGGTGCATCACCACTTACAACAATAGTTGTTTTATATCCACTATCGTCTTTTGTAACACCTGTAGTATATTCTGAACCACTATTATGTGTACCATCTGATGTAGTTGAAAATCTTAAAGGATGTCCTTGTGCAGTGCTATCTGACCAATCAAAGACATATGTATTACCTCTAATTAATGATAATGTTGCTTGTTGTGTTCCATTAATAACATATTTGTTACCACTTCCTGTTGCTACAACTGTAACTGTATAAGTTGTTGGTATTGCTGTAGTTGTTCCAACAGTACCAATACCTGAAACACCACTTTCAACAAGATTATTTGATATGGTAACTGTACCAATAGCACCTGTTCCAATAACACTTGTTTCTTCATGTTCTATTTCAAATGCAGATGTGCCAATAGCACTTGTTCCTGCATTACCAGATGCACTAGGTGTTGAACTTTGCACTACCTCTGGTGTAAAACCACCAATTCTTCCAAATGCAGGTATACCTATTGATGTTTGACTTCTTTCTAATCTTGAAACAAAAGGGTTTTTTGTAAAACCAAATTGAATTTCTACATTTTCTGGGTCATTGTCTGGTCTTGGATTAAATAATGCAGTAGCATCTACAACATTTTTTGCAGGTGTTAACTGTGGATGTTTAGGACTATATTCTTCTGGCTCTACTCTTAGATTATCCCAAGTTGTTTTAAGTTGAGTATAGCGTACCTTAAAACCAGATATATCACTGATTGCTTTAGATTTTTTACCTGAAGCAAACCTAGCCATTATCTTAAATTTAACCCTGTAGGTTGTAATTTTAGACTTACACCATCATTATCATTTGTTGATGCATATTCAAATGCTTCATTGTAAATCTGTTTGAGCAATACATACTTGTCTGGTGCATACTTAATAGATAATTTACTAGCCAATCCTGCACATATACACTCTGACCAAGTGTAAGGTATGTCTGTATCTTCATTAGATGCAGTTATATCTTCTAATTGGTTCATTGACCAATAATTTAAACGATAAGTGCTTCTGTCTGGTGTTTGCCATAAAAACAACTTATAAATATTATTTGAACCAGATTGCCTGCCTTTATCTAACATATATTGATTTGGCTTACCTGTGTCTGATTTGTTTGGTATTTGATTGTATTCAGATATTGTTATTCTATTCAAAATTGTGTCTGTTCTTGTTGCGTCAGCACTGTCATAGATAACAACATCAAGTAAATCAGTGATACCTGCAGGTAAATCATAAGAAGATGTATCTGCTGTAAGATTTAAAGTTCTTTGTGTTACAGTCCAATAATTTATGCCACGATTAGCCCATTCAGAAAATAATAAATTAAGACTTCTTCTGGCAGATATGGCTTGATATCCAGTTCTTGTTTGAATATCAATGCCACATCTTTCATAAGCTTCTGTAATTATCTCTTCAACATTTGGTCTAAATGCAACTGTTCCTGATGTTGCCATAATTTACCTTATCCATATTTCTTTTTCATTGTTAGAACAATCTGATAAGAATCGCCTGCACCTGCACCAGTAGTGGTAAATTTTACATCACCAGTAGGACTTGTGCCAGTTTGTTTTGTGTTAGGTAAACCACCAACATCAGTATAATCTACTTCACCAGATTGACCTTCATCAAGGTTTAGCATAATTATATCTGTTGATGCATCTGCCAAAACTTGTACAGTCATGCCTTTAACAACCCATGTACATTTAAGTATTTGAACACCTGTACATGCGTCACCATTTGCGTTTGCTTGTAATGTAGAAACATCAACTTTCGTTACTGCAGATTCGTTTCCAGTATCTACATATTGATATTGGAAAGCCATCACAATTTGACGAGTATTTTCAGAAAGAATAGTGCTTGATGTAATATCAGCCATTATATCCTCCTATTAACTGTCAGCAAATGGTGTAGCTAATGAACCAGAACCTATTAAAACACCTTGTACTAAATATTCTGCAGTTGCTAATGCTGTAATTTCAAGATATGAAAATTTATCTCCACCTTGTGTGCCACCATTTAATGAAATAACATCATTTGTTGATGCAGGTATAAAAGTTTTTTCTGCATCATCTGTTATTGCAACTGTTAATGAACCTACAAATTTGTCAGTGCCATCTGTTTTAATATCTAAATCAGTAGCATCTGTACCAATAAAAAATCTATATGAAGCTCCTAATTCACCAGATTTAATTGATGGTAATGTTACTGCACCATCTGCATCATTGATTTCAATAATACGACCTGCATGGTCATTAAATGTTAAAGTTGTTTCTGCTGTAATATTTACAATTGAATTTGAGCCTGCTTGTATAAAACCATTGTTTGATACTACCGGCCCTGAAAAGGTTGATTTAGCCATGTTAATTCTCCTTGTCTTGGCTATTGTCTACTTTCGTAGTCAAGGTTAATTATAATGGGTGGGCTGTTAGACCCACCCTAGATTGCGATTATGCCGCACCTTCTGTTCCAAAGACACCTCTCCAGTCAGTAAAACCAAAAGAGTATCTTTCACGAACTTTATAACGAACATTACCTGTCTCAAAATCTCCTTCAACACCTCTTTTTAGTGGTGTTCTTTGAAACATTTTTAGTCCATCTGGCACATCTGTCTTGATGAAGAATGCATCACTATCAGTAAGTCTTCTCATAATATGATAGCCTTGTGGCATATATCTACCACTTCTTAATGCATTGATATCATTATCTGCAGTGCCCACTCTTAACTCAGAATCTAATATTCTTTGAGCAGTAAAGGTGTAAGCAGTTGGAATAATTAACATTGTTCCTTGTGCCGCTATTCTTAAACCTTTATCGTCTTTCATATCAGCAATTTGAATTAAAAGTGATTCAATAGATGTTTCTGATAAATCAGCCGCTGTAGCCAAAGTATTACTTTGTGTGCCACTTGGTGTTGGGTGTGATGTACTTAATAGTGCAACACCATCTCCACCTGCGTAAACTCCTGCAGAAGTTGCGTTATTTAAAATGTTAGCCGCTTTAATCTCTTTAGTAGCTGACATACTTCTAGCTAATGCTTTTGTATATCTTGAAGCGATAGAACCATATTGTCCATCTTCTTCAGCCTCTTCTGTAATTGAGAAAGCTAAAGCAACTGTTTCATGTTGATACCTTGCTGTGTATCCTTGAGAAGCTGAATCGTATGACACTGGTGCACCTTCATCTTTTGTTGGTGCATTTCCAAAGCCTGTTAACAATACATCTTCTTCAAAAGCTCTATTTGAAGTATTAGCATCAAATACAGCCTGATATTCAGCAGGATATGAGTCGTACTCAAGACCAAAGAGAGTATTCAATCCGGGCTCAAGTAATTTAGCAAATTGTGCTCTATTCATAGACATAAATTACTCTCCTTATATTCCTGCAGTCTGCTTGAGAATGTGCTCATTAATGAGTACTTCAAGCTGTGCATATTGAGCAAAACTATTTGATGGGTCTTCCCACAATCCAATAATTTTACATGTTGCTGTTCCATTAGACATAGTTCCACTTAAATCAAAGCCAGATTGACCTGTTGTTGTAGAACCTGCTCCTGCTACGACATCAGCGTTTGAGCCAACATCTGTTTGTGCAGGTGTGCCTGCTGATTGTATTCTAAACACAGTGTATGGGTCATCATACACATAAGCCACAATATCAGTAGCTACTGTGCCTGACGGCCAGTATTTAGAATAAATATATTCTCCATCACTTGCAGTGTATGAAACCCCTGCAAATACACCTATATTATTGACTTCTGTTGCAGTATGAGGTGTGATTACACCATCTGCTGTAAGAACACACAGGTCACCAGTAAAAATGTTCTCTGCTAAACCTGATGTTATAGTATATTTGTTTGCTCTTGGGGCATTACCACTCATATGACGGACTACCTTAAAACCATAAGGTGAATTAGGATTTGCCATAATTTTTCCTTCCTTCTATTAGTGATTAATCCTCCATGGCAGATAAATTTTCTCTACCACGACTACTACTGGACTTCCTTTCTTGAAAGAATTGAGTTCCAGTTTTACGACCTAGAGAATCTAGTTCACCAGTAAGGGCTTCATTTTGGTCATTACTTTTACCTCTGTAATATGCCTTCATAGAGTCATGTTTCTCTTTTGGCATTTCACATAAAAGCATTCCCTCAATACCTATACAACCTGCCCATTGACCATGGTTGATAGTTGGAAATTTTTGGTCTTTTACTGTACTTGCTTTTCTCGGCTCCCAACCTTCACGCATACGTTTGTATACATTGTCAGGAGTATCTTTACCCTGTATAGTGGTAGCAACCCAACGCTGAATGTACCCCGGTCGTGCTTCTGGAGCATCCAACAATGCAGGAGGTTGCCAAGTAGTCTGAGGTCTACTTTCCTCATCTCTTACTGACACCCTCAAGTCCTCATTACGAACATTTCTATTGATAGCCATTAGTTATTCCCCCTATTTTTGATTGTTTGTATTTCTTTAGCATATTTTTGTAATGCTGTTGGGTCTGTAATACCTAATTCTCTAGCCATAGCAAGTTCGTCTTTCGTGACTTTCAATCTGTTACCTCTGTATCCTGAACCACCTGTAGTGGGTGCAACTGCCTGTCTACTATTTGTTCTTGGCTTACTTTTAGTAACTTCATCCTCAGATATTAACTCAGGAAATCTTTTTTGTAAACGACTATTTAGTTCTTGATAATACTCTGGTGCGTTCTTATCAAAGCCCTCTATGTCTAATTGCACATCAATAGCTCTAGCCATAGCAGTCTCCTGTTCAAACCCTTTTGCATTAAACCAATCATTTTTCTTCCACCATTCTGTTGCTAAAGCAGGTGTTGGATTTTGCTGTATGTAGTTTGCCTTACCTACTGTAGGTGAAGCAGTTTCTCTTTTCTTCTGGTTTTCAATTTTCTGCAACGCTAAGGCTGTCTTGATATCAACTAATTCTTCGTTAAATTTTACTTGAGCATCTGTATCACCCTCTTCAATAGCTTTTGCTAAAGCTTGTTTTGTCAAATCATAGTGCTCTTGCACTGCGTTTTGACCTTGTTTTGTATTGACATCCTCAATCTTCTGCATCCTTTGAGACAAAGTGTCTAATTGTTTTTTTAAATTTAAAGCTTCAGATTCTGCCTCATGTTTTTCAGCAATTAATTTTTTTATTCTTCTTTTTACCTTTGCACCATATTCAGCGTCTTCAGCCTTTTGCTTTGCTTCTTTATCTTCTTTTGGAGCAGAAGCTTCTTCTGTAACTTCTATCTCTACATTTTCATTTTTACTTTTAACTTCATCAATAGCTTCATTGATTTCACTATTAATAGCTTCAAGATTTTTTTCTGTATTATCCATGATATCCTCTTAAATATAAGCTGTGACTTCTACATCATCTGGCAAAATCGCTGTGATTTCGTCATCATTCAGAAGTAAAAATCTTACATTGTTAACAACAATTTTTTGACCTGCATATTTGCCATAAGTAACTTTATCGCCTATAGCAGGTATTATTTCTTGCTTCCATCTTTCGCCTGTATCTCTTTCTCTATAGGCAAGTTCACCTAAAGCCATTACAGTGCCATGAGCAGTCAGTATTTGCTCATTATCTTTGACTTTATCTGGCAATAAGATACCACCTTTAGTTTCAGCTTTGATATCATTTGGTTGAATTAAAACCTTCCAATTCATAGGTTTTGGTAGTTGGTGTGTACCAATAGATGCTTTTGTAACACTATCAGTAATAATTGCATGATGATGAGTCATGGTTACATCTCCTCATTAAGTTTTTTTAATGTCTCGTCAATAGTCTCAGAGGCTTGTTCTAAGCCCTCTGCAATACCAACGGCTTTTTGATATTGGTTAATGTCAGTCATCCTGCCACTTACCATATCAGATGCTATATTAGCTTTTTTCTCCTTCAGGTTCTTCTTTATCTGATTTAACAGGTCTATCGTGTTCATTTATTTCTGCCTCCCCAGACATAGAAACACCAGTGACTTCTATAGTCACATCTTTTTGCTCTGTCTTATTTTTTTCCATTCTTTTTACCTTTGACCCTTTTGATTGGCTTTTTCTTCATGGTCTTTTTTTTGCCTTTAGAATGATACACTGTTTTCCCTCCTTTTAATAATTTTGAAAATTGTGCTCTGTTTAGCATATCTTAATTTAACAATAAAAACAGTAATTTAAAGTTTTTTTTACTTTTCTACACATTAAGTGTTGACTTATGATAATTAATAACTATATACTTTTATATGTATAAAACTTTTTATGGGAGAAAGTAATGAAGTCAATACTAAAAACAAGCATCACTGGTAAGGGTGGTTATAGAGATTATGTTAATAAAGCTCCACATCCTACTAATATGTATTTTAACTTTGAGAGAATTTCATCTAAAAATCACATGTATGGTTGGAACACAGATGTTCCTGCATGGGATATACAGTTTACTCTTGATGGTTCTAAATATGTAAGAGTTGGTAGTATCACAGTTTTTGCTGATGGTGTTAAGGGTTCTTTAGATGATACAACAAATACTTTAATGGATGTATCTGGCACAGACCCTTTTGAGTTATTTGTTGAGTTAGTTAACAAAGCTGACTTTGACAAGTTAGAAGATAAATTCATTAACAGATATTAATAGGAGAAAAAAATGGAATTAGTGAATAATAAAAGTTACAGACAAAGAAAAGGTATGGCTATAGAGCATGAGTTCTTAGTTGACCACAACCCAACTGAATATGCTCA